AATGAAAGAATTTTTATAAACTAAAACTAAATAAAATGAAAGAAAAAAGAATAATAGCATTTATAGGTATTCAATCAAGTTTAATTTTAATATTTGTTGTTGATAATTTAATTGTATCATGGTTTTTTTCAGCATTAGCAGGTATGTATACTTTTTTTTATATTTCTTGTCTTATCAAGAAACTATTATCTAATAGGAACAAACTCAATAACTAATAAATGTGATGTTAAATGTTTGAAAACTGGTAAACATTTCTTAAATTTGCCTATTGAAAAAGTTTATCCATTTTTAATTAAATAATATGTTCTACTTCATATCAGCGTTAGTACTATTCAGCAAAGAAATTGGCATCTTTTGGCAACTCAAAAAATTAATTTACAAAAAAGACTATTTCATTTACAGAAAACCTTATGACTGCTTCTTTTGTCTATCTGTATGGGCAAACACATTGCTTTTAATAACACTTCTAATATTCAACTATCAATCATGCCACTTCACTAACTATGGAGTGGTAATATTATTAACTAAAATTATTGACTTATTATGGAACAAGGATTAATCAAAGAGGGGTTGAAATTACTCCCTAAAATAAAAGATGGTTCGCAAAAATTCAACGAACAGGAACTTTCGATTATCAAAGCTATTTACGAAAACTTAGCTAAAACAAAGGTGTATACAATGATGAGTTGTGGTGGTAAACTATGCGAGGAGTATCGTAGAACAGTTACCAACTACCTTAACACGATCGTTGATTTACCCGAAATTAAGCAGCCTGTAAACGAGGTTAAAAAACTTCCAGTTAACACTCCTAAAGTAGATGACAGGGATAGTTTAATGCTAGAAGCAATATCAATAGCTTCTAAAAAAGGAATAAAAAAACCTAATCCTAATTTGGGTGTAGCTAAATTAAAGAAATTTATTAATGAAAATAAATAACTATGGAAAATCAAACACAAATACCAAAAGAGCCTAACGCAGGTTGTTTACAAATTGTAATTTTCATTATCGCTTTAGCTTCAATAGCTATTTGCGTAGGTGCTTTAATTTAAACAATGGCTAAAAAAAAATACATAGAAACACCTGAAAGGTTACTCAAAATGTGGGATGAGTATAAACTATCTGTTGATGAAAGTAAGGATGAAATTCAGAAAGCAACTAACTTAGGAGTTCAATCCGAAAAGGTAGACAAGCCTTATCTTAGGCAAGGTTTTGAAGCTTTTGTTTATCGGAAGTATGGTTTTCTTGTAAAACAGTATTTGGACAATCAAGATAGGTTGTACGATGAATATATGGGAGTCATTACGTGTATAAGGACTGAGTGGGAAGAAAATCAAGTGTCAGGAACACTTACAGGAAAGTTTAAAGCCCCTAACCTAACAGCTCGTATGAACGGCTACACCGACAAAAAAGAAATGGAAATAAAAGGAACTTTGAATGTTCCACAAATTCCAAACATAAGCAAAAGGGAATAGTTGTCTCCATCGTGTGTAACTTTGTAACTAAAACACTATAAATCAATTAGTTTGGAAAACAACAAATATTTATATTCAAAAGCATATTTTAAAATTCTTAATTTAATAAAAGACAATCCTGATGAAGACGTCTTTGTTGTTTGTGGTGGACAGGGAGCAGGAAAAACAATTTCAATCTTAGAGTTATTTATTCAGGCTTTACTGTCCGAGAGCCAAGAAGCGACGGTTTTAAGTTCGGAGCTATCTAAAATGAAACGTACAGTCATACGTGATTATGTAAAGATATGTAATGATTGGGGGGTTATCCACGAAATTACAGACTTCAATCGTTCTGAAAGCAAACATGAATACAACAACGGTAGTTACATTGATTTTCTAGGTGCTGACAGTTCTGATGTTGGTAAAGGCTTTAGGCGTGATTTGCTCTACATCAATGAAGCTGACAAGTTAGAAGTTGACCAAGCCGTGCAGTTCATATCTAGGGCTAAGCTGACTATAATAGATTACAATCCTGATAACATATTTTGGGGGGATGACTTCATAAACGACAACAACTTCTTAAACCTTACTTTTGAAGATAACGAGTTCCTATCTGAACAGGAAAGGAAATCTATATTAGACTATAAGACTAGGGGTTTTATCAATCCTGAATTACCTTTTGAAGAACTATTTTCCGAGGCTAATATAAAATCGAAGTACTGGGCTAATAAGTGGCGTGTGTATGGTTTGGGATTAGTTGGTCGTATTGATGGTGTGGTGTTCGATAACTATGATGTTATTCAAACAATACCCGAAGAAGCTAAGCTTGTTTATTATGGATGTGATTTTGGCTTTAGTGTATCTAAATTAGCAGTTGTGAGCGTGTACAAGCTCAATGATATGTTTTTATTAAACGAGGAAGTTTATTCTAATGAAAAGACGAATGACGAGGTTATAAGGTTATTCAATTACAACAATCCGACACCTATGTACTGCGACTATGCCGAACCTAAAAGCATACGTGAACTTCAAATGAGCGGCATTAATGCAGTACCATGTGAGAGTAAAACAGATATAAAAAAGCATGCAATTCAAAAACTACATCAAAATAATTTTAGTGTAACAGCTAAAAGTTTAAATTTAATTGACGAACTTCGTGTTTTTAAGTATAACAAAACTACTGGATTACCACAGAAAAACAACCAGGACCACCTAATAGACGCTATGCTTTATGCTGTCGGAAGTGGGGAGGGTTGGAATTGGAACTATTTATAAATGCTATGGAGATAAGAATACCTAAATTAAATGATTTACGATTAGTCCATTTGGAAGCTATCAAAGGACTCAAAGAACGTGGGTTAAATGCTTACGACAAATTAGAACTTGTTCATAAATTGACTGGAGTTGGCAAGGATAGCCTAATGGATAAGAGCCTAAAGGACATTGATAGAGTAATTAACGCTTACTTTGAATTGTTTGCAAAGATTGACAAGTCCAATCCCGACAAAGAAATAGAATTGAACGGACAAAAATTTGTGTTAGTGGATAAGTTTAGTCGTATGCCGATGGGGTGGCACATAGACGCTTCTGCATTTGATTTAAGCGACTTATCTGTTTTAATGGCGTTCTGCTACATTGAAAAAGGAATGAAACATGGGGAGGTTGATAAGCATAAGAATATTATTAATCCTGTAATGAAAAGAGCAGCGTTGTTCAAGGAGTATCTACCAATGGAGCATTACGTTAAAGCAGGTTTTTTTTTGACCAAGAAAGCCGAGAATTACACAAGAGCCTATACAGAGATAAGAAGACAAAGAAGTCTAAATATGAAGTCGAAAAATACCAATGGGAAAGAGCAGTTAATATAATATCCAAGGAATTAAACATGAGTTGGGATGAAGTGTTGAATGGAAATCCTATTTGGTTTAACCACATTTTAGGGTTTATTAATAAGAAAATTGCAGATGAAAATAGAATCAAATATAAAGGAACAAATCGCTAATTTAGGAAAAAAGATTGATAGTTTTAAGAAGCCGAGTAATCCTTTAGAGATGCTAATGATTACGATAGGGCAGCAGATAACAAGTCAATTAAAACAGGCGTTAAGTGAGAGTGGGATAGAACTAAGTAGCAATTTATCACAAAGCATAGCTCCAAACGTGGTAACTAATGGAAGCAATATTGAGCTTACAATAACAGCAGAGGAGTACTGGGAGTTTGTGAATAGTGGTGTTAATGGAGTGTTTCAGAATGTTGGAGGGGCTTTTAGTTTTAAGACGGATAAGCCAAATAAGAAGATGGCAACATCTATACAAGGGTGGATGAGTAGAAAAGGAATAGCAAACGCTCAAACATTCAAATCAATTAGCTATGCTATTGCGACTAAGGTTAAACAAGAGGGTATTAAGCCTACTCACTTTGTGGATAAGGTAATGAGCGAAGATTTTATTAGCAGCATTTCGGAGAGCTTAAGTAATGAAATGGAAAAACAGATAATTTTAAATATAAGTTAACATGGCAATATCATTCCAAGAAGAACCGAGTAATTATGCTATATCTGGCAACCCTATACGATATGTGTTTGCTTCTAATAAAAGCACACAAGCAAACTTTAGCTACCAAGTTGTAATTGATGTTAATGGTTCAGAAGTTGAAACACACAAAGTGTTTCCTATTGTTTCTAATTATGGTTTTTTTGACCTTTCAGATATAGCTGAAAGGTATTGTAAACCTCCAACACCATCGAGTTCGATAATTGTAAATGCTAATAACTATGCTGACATAACAATTACAGTTTATGAAAATTACGGTACACCACCAACAAATGCCTTGTCGGTTACAAGCACACAAACATATTATAAAGGGAAGTTGTCTAAACTAAACTGGTTGCAATTCAACCCATCAACCTACATCTTTGGGGACGGAAAGAGTTGGCTAACGAACTATCCAACTACAATAAAGAGATATGCCGATTTAAGCGTTCCTAACTATTTCACGTTCATAACAAATGAAGAAGAGTTAAGTCTAGCGGTAAGATTGTTAGATAGTTCAGGAACATTGATACAAACAAAATCTACAGCTTTAGCAGCAACAAAAAGCGTGAGTACAGTTATGATTGACAATGCAACACTATTGGCGTTGGGATTTATTCAAGCTGAAATAAATGCTGCTTATAGTTTTACAATTAGGCTATCTAATGCAGACCCTGTACTATCGGAATTGTACGAAGTGTACATAGATGATAGATGTACAAGAGGCGTTGTAAGTTATTTATCTTTTCTTACTTCTATTGGAGAGTTGGTAACATACAAGTTTACGAATAACACTACTGAAAAGGGAAGTGTAAAGTCAATTGATATGGAAACTAACTTCGGGCAATTAGATGATGATGGTACGTTTGAATATCAACTAGGGGGTTTACAAAGTAAAGTGAAAATCTACAATGATGAGTTGGAAGTGTCAACAGATTGGTTAACAGAAGTAGAACAACAATGGTTTGTTAAAGAGTTAAGCACTTCCCCACTTGTTTACTATTGGACTGGCACATATTGGATAAGATGTAGGGTATCACGTTCTGGTTATGAGTTAAGACAAGATAATTTTGACATGAATTTTAGAGAGAAGTTTAAAATTGAAATAGACAACAACACTAGTACAGTTATCTAATGGATATAAGGTTTACAATAAACAATAAAGAAATTGAGATAGATGGAAGCATTATTGCTCCACTAACCTATTCTATTGCAGATGTGAAAGATCCCACAAAAAGAACACGAAATCGAAGCAAGACGATAAAAATAAAAGGAACTCAAAATAATAATGCGACAATGTATGCAGCTTATTCGCTTAGCTTAGATGACGTGAATAGTGTTGGTTTTGATTTTGACCCCAACGCTGAATCAACCGCAAAGATATACAGGAACAGTCATCTAGTGTTTGAGGGCGTTGCTAATCTCATAGATGTAGAGATAAAAGACAAAGTGAAATATTTCAATGTTCAAATATTCGGCAATTCAGTTGGATTATTTGATAAAATTGGCGATAGCTCACTTGCTAATTTAGGGTGGTCGGAGTACGACCACACTCTTAATATGACTAATATTGAGAATAGTTGGGCTACTTCAGTAGTGGTAGATGGAACGCCAACAGTAAACTTTTCGGGAAGCAGTCCTTTAGGCTTCGGTTATCTGTACGCATTAGTAAATTATGGTTATGCGGTGAATCAACTAAGTCCAAAAACAAATGAGATACTCCCACTCTTTTACATTCGTGAAACATTACAAAAAATCTTTGCTTTAGGGGGTTATACAATTTCGGGTAACTGGATAAATCAAAACCTTATACGTAGGTTAGTTTATGGTTTAGGGGGTGGCGAACGTCCTAGCATTGGAGGGGTAGAAGTTGCTGCGAGATTAGTACACTATACTTCTGATGCTGCTGCGAGAGTTATTACTGTACCCCCTTTTAATTCGATAAACATAGGTGGTATTATACAATTTTTCAGGTATTATTTTGCAATCCAATTTTCACATAAAATGAGTGATATATCGCCATTCACAACTACACTTGTAAATGACACTAGGACACAATTTGATGAAGCAAATGGGATTACAACAATCGGAAGTTCAGGAACTTACAACCTTGAAGCAACATTAAATTTAAGTGTAACATTTTTTGATTTTACCTTGAGCGGTGCGAATGAAGCAAAAGCAGCACGGTACGAACTTCAAATAAGAAGAAATGGAATAGTAATAGGTAGCCAAGTTAGAAATGAGAATGCAGCAGGGACTGGTGTTTTAGAAGTTAAAGTACAATCTATTTTAGAAGCTGGAGACGAAGTTGAGGTTTATTTTTTAGGGGGCGTTTTTGCTTTTCAAGAAAACCCTTTCTTTTTTCCTGTTGGCAAATTTACGATAAATTACAAAACAACAGATGCCAATTCTTTTTTTAAAATAGAAGCACTAAATCAATCTGTTGTAGATGGCGACACGATGTATATGGCTAACTTCCTACCTGAAATGAGTTGTCGTAAATTCGTTAGTGATATGATTACGATGTTTAACTTATATTTTTCAGAACCAAACGAAAACAACGAAATCGAAATCGAAAGTTTCAATGATTATTACGACGATACGGACGAAGCAGAAAATTGGAGCAACATTTTAGATATTAGCAAAGTTCAGAAAATTAGTTCTAATGCAGGGATAGACGGTAAGAACTATCTATTTAGATGGGCGGAGGATAGAGATATGTACAAGTCTATTTACTTTAATGAGTTTGGCGTAGATTATGGCGATTTAAATTATAAAATTAAAACTACTTTCAAAAAAGGAGACAAGGTGTTTCAGGTTGGTTTTGCTCAAACCGTACCTATTGACGTAGGTGGGTTAGTAATACCACAGATAGTAAAGAGGGATGAGCAGACTAATTTACAGGTAAGTCATAAGGGTAAGCCACGTATATACATCTATAATGGTTTAGAAACTGGCGGCTTTGATTTAATAAATAGTTCAACAGGAGCGGTTACATCACTCACTTCATACCCACAAGTACATCATGTTGACGATGTGGCAGCACCTTCATTTGATTTGAATTTTGGAATACCAAAGAAAATCTATTATACAACCTCGGCATACACAACCAATAATTTATTTTCCGAAAATTACGACCGATATATAAAGGAGTTGACAAGTAGTGATAGCAAGTTCTTCATTGCTTCATTTAATATTAACGAAACCCATTTACAAGGTCAGCACATGAAGAGGCTTGCAAATGTTGATGGTGTGGTATTTCGTAAAAACATCATAACCGACTTTGATGCGACAGGTTATGAAACAACAAGAGTAGAGTTGGTAAAAGTGTTAGAAGCAAAGCAAAGAGCTACACGAATGAACTTGTCAGGATTAGGAGTTGTTAGGGAAACTTCTTCTAATAGAGTTATTAGCCCTATTACAAATGTTAGTGATGCTTTTTATTCAGTAAATAGAACAGACGGAAGCTTTATTGAGGTGGATAGCAGTGCAGAAGCAATCACAATAGAATTAGCAGACGATAATTATTTTGGTGCTGAAATCACAATTAAAAGAATAGGAGCAAAAACAGTTACGGTACAAGCAGAAACAGGTCAGATAGACGGTAATGATACTTTAGATTTGACTTCAAATTACGAATACATGACATTTATTTATACTTCAACAGGATGGAAAAGGATATAATTATTAAAATACGAACCTCCTCCGAGGATTCAGTTAGTGGGCTTGAGAAAGTTAGCAAGGAATTGCAAGGCGTTGACAAAAGTGCTGATGCTGCGGATAAGAAGTTGGGAAGTCTTAAGAGCCAAATAAAACAATTAAAAGAAGAAGCGTTAAAGGCTGGAGCAACAAGTCCGATAGGACAAAAAGCTTTAAAAGATGCGGCTGATTTACAAGGTAAGCTTGACCAAGTTAATGAATTAGTAAAGCGTAATAATACTGATTTTGATAAGTTCAGGGAGGTTACAGGAATTGCGAAAGGAGCTATAAACAGTTATGCAGCGTTCCAATCAGTAATGGCATTGACTGGAGTTGAGAATGAGAAGCTATTGCAAACAATGGTTAAACTACAAGCAGCTCAACAGTTACTTAATTCTATTGAAGCAGCAAGGGCTTCATTGCTTCAAAAAAATGCAATTGTTACCAAAGGGATGGCTGCTGTTCAGTCTGCTTACGGCATGGCAGTAGGTACTTCAACAGGAGCGTTAAAGTTGTTTAGACTTGCTTTAATAGCAACTGGAATAGGAGCGCTAGTTGTTGCTGTTGGAATGCTTGTGGCTAACTGGGATGCTTTTGTCGGATGGGTAAAAAAGAGTGTGAATGAATTGCGAAAATATAAAGAAGCTCTAGCATTCATACTTCCAATAGTGTATTTATTAATCAAAGCTTATGATTTAGTTGCCGAACAACTTCAAAAAATAGGGCTAATTGATAGTGAAGAAACCAAGCGAATAATTGATAATGCAGAAAAGAGGGTTGAAGCAATTGAAAGCGAAAGGAAAATTATTGGCGAAAAATATGATTATGAAATTGCTAAGGCACAAGCAGCAGGGAAAAATACGTTTGAATTAGAACAGCAGAAAAGAGCAGCGGTTATCGAAAGTATCAAAGCCCAGATGGAAGCTACCATACAATTGGTTAGACTTACAGGCGAATTTACGGACGACCAAAAAGAAGCCATGCTAGAGTTGAAAGACCTCGCAATAAAAACACAGCGTGAAATGGTTGTTGCCACAATTTCAGAAGAAAAGAAAAAAACGGATGAGTATAAAAAAGTTTTAAACGAGAGGGCAAAAGCGAATGAGAGTAACGCTAGTAAAATCAAAAAAGAACAAGATGAAAAGTACAAGGAGGAATTAGAGAGGGAAGATGCACAATGGCAATTACTTCAAGAGACAAGGTTGTCTAAGCAAGAGTTAGAATTGCTTCAATTGGCACAGGGATATGATGAGAAGTTTAAATTAGCACAGGGAAATGCTGAATTAGAAAAAACACTTGCCGTTAAGCAAGGCGAAGAAATGGCGGAAATAAAAAAACGCTTTGAAGATGAAAAGTTAGCTGCTGAATGGGAACAAGCTCAAATAATGAGAGAGTTACGTTTGGAAATAAAAGCACTAAATGAGGGAGAGTTAGACGAAAATGCAAGTGCAGAAGAAGTACAAGCGTTCTATGATATTAAGCGAGAGTTAGCTAATGAGGAGTTTGAAGCTAGGATGGAGGATTTACGTATGCAGTTGGAAACAAAAGCAATTACAGATGAAGAATTTTTGTTGCGAAAACAAGCTGCTGAAAAGACGAATGAAAATAATATTACAGGAATAAAGAAAGCCAACGCAGATGCACAGATAGAAATAGAAAAAAGAAAGACAGATGCAACCGCTCAAAACCTTTCTACTGTTGCGGAACTAATGTCGCAATTTAGTGAATTAGCAGGAAAGGAATCGGCAGTAGGTAAGGCAATGGCAATAGGTGCAGCAACTATAAACACTTATCAATCTGCCACAGCTGCTTATGCGGCAGGTAGTTCATTACCTGGTCCCGTAGGTTTGGTAATGGGACCAGTTGCAGCAGGTTTGGCAATTGCTGCGGGTATTGCAAATGTGAAAAAAATAATTGCTGTAAAAACTCCGAAAGGCGGAGGAGGTGGTGGCGGTGGAATATCTATTCCTAATATGCCAAAACCAACAATTCCAAGCAATCAACCAACAGGACAGAATAATGAAGTGCAACAGGGTACGTTTACAGATGGATTGCTGAACGTAAATGGTCAGCAAGGACAAGTTGTTGTATTAGAAAGCGACATAGCACTTGCAAGAAATAGAAATCAACAATCTATAAACATTAGTGAGCTATGAAGAAAGTAAGCGTAATAATTCCATTTAAACAAGATAGAGGTTGGCTCAAACAAGCTATCAATAGTGTAGAAAGACAAACATATCCTAATATTGAGCTTATCATTCAGCAAGGAAATATGAATGTATCTACAAACATTAATAGAGGAATAGAGAGGTCAACAGGCGACTTCATTAAATATTTATGTGATGACGATTTACTTCCGCCAAAGAGTATTGAACACTCTTTAAAAGCGTTTAAATATCCAGCAACTAAATTTATTCATGGTAACGCAATTTATTTTCGTGGCGACATTGTTAGCACAGGAGTTGTGTTTAAACCAATTTACAAACATATCACTTTTGATAACATGATTGTTCGCAACCACGTTCACGGTGGTACGTTGATGTATAAACGTGAATGCTTCGAGAATCACGGAATGTTTAATGAAAGTCTATTTACAGGCGAGGAGTATGAATTGAATTTAAGGCTTCTACATAAAGGACTTAAATCAAGTTACATAGACGAAGTATTAGCATATTACAGGCTTCACGAAAATCAAAAGAGTATAGGCAACACAAACAAAGAGTATCAGCGTTTACGACAAGCTCATGTAGAAACTTTTAAAAATTGGTACAGATGAAAACGGCAATAATATGACATCAAAATTTTTAGGAAATGAAATTAGACACTAACAAATATTGGGATGATCGTTACGTTAACGGTGGCAATAGTGGCAACGGAAGTTATGGAATGTTAGCCAACTATAAGGCTGCGGTTATTAACAACTTCATTAACACAAACGAAATAACATCAATGCTCGAGTATGGTTGTGGAGACGGTAATCAACTATCAATGATTGATTGCGACAAGATAATGGCTTTCGATGTTTCGCCAACTGCATTAGAGTTATGTAAGAAGAAAGTTAATTGTGAAACTTATATCGACTTTAAAGAAATAAAAGAAGTGCCTGAATTAATTGTTAGCTTAGATGTTATTTATCATTTAGTTGACGATAAAGACTATTACGACTACCTTAATAATATGGTTGGATTAGGTGCAAAATATTTAATTTTTTATTCCGTAAACGAAGAAATGACAGGTATGGCGGCACACGTTCGCCCTCGAAAGTTTACCAATGACATAACAGGCTATACACTTATACATAAAGAATTAAACCCATTTAAAAGCCTTGACCATACAAAAGGTTCATTTTCAGATTTTTACTTCTATGAAAAAAATAACAGCTAATATAGCAACACGCCCGAAGCGTTACAACGAATTAAGAAAGACATTGCGGTCTATTGATGGGCAGTTCGATGAAATTAGAATCTATCTAAACGAAAGTGATACTGTTCCTGAATGGCTGCAAAAATACACGGTTGTAACAGGCGAAAATCTTACTGACAATGGAAAGTTTTATTTTTGTCAATTCGCTAAAAATGAAATCTATTGCACGTTAGATGACGACATTATTTATCCAAGCAATTACGCAATTAGCATGAGAGCAGCTATAAATAGTTTTGGTTCAATAGTGTCGCATCACGGACGTATATTGGTAGCTTTAGACGTAAGCTACTACGGTGGACATAGATTTTTCCATTGTGCCAACAACCAAACTGAATTAACTCAAATAGATGTTTGTGGAACAGGAGTAACCGCTTTTGATACAAACTATTTTAATCCAAAAGACATTTATAAAAGTGAACATAAGTGCATGAGTGATTTAGTTTTTTCACACGAAGCAGCAAAAAACAAGAAAATTATAACAGTACTACCACATGAAGTAGGTTGGATTAAACCTTTATTAGTCAACGAAAGTATATACAGCAAGTTCAGACACAACGAGTTAGATCAAATTTGTATAGCCAACGAAATATTTTTATTAAAAAAAGCCTAAAATACTTTGTAATTTATTTTTAATTATCTTATAAGTTTGTTACAAATTTAACAAAGTAATGAATATTTATAGGTTAGAAATAGATTTAGAAGACGAAAGTGGTTTGACTTTCAACGCATTAGTTGACAGACCAGCTCACAATAAACGCCTCTTAACTTTTTCCAAACAAAAGGAAACGGAGTTGACACATATGTTTTTCAATGATGAAAAGCGAATGGTTACAGGTGTGGCAATTTCTGCCAATCAATTAATTGAAAGATTTTCAAAAGAAACAGGAAAGTACTTTGTTTTCTTCCCTCCAAAAGAGATAGAGAAAATGGTGCTTAAACTTAGCCGTGAAAAGCTATTAAGTTCTGTCAACCTTATGCACAATAGTAGAGCAGTTGTTCAAGGAATTACGTTTGTGGAAGGTTATTTTGTTTCAGATACTAAACGCCCTGCAATAGACAATGAGAATGTTCAGAACGGAAGTTATGTAATGACTTACTACATTGAAGATGAGGCTTTGTATAAAGAATTGAAAAACGGCAAGTTCGTTGGCTACTCTGTTGAGGGCTTGTTTAGAGAAGTACAAATTAATATTAATAAAAACCAAAAAACCAATAAAATGAAAAAATCGAATTTATTTAAAAAAGTTTTCGGAGTTCAAAAATTCGCTGAGGTAACTACTACTGATGGCACGGTGTTGACTTACGATGGCGAATTAGAAGTTGGAACAGCAATGTTCATTAAAACTGATGAAGAACAATTAGTTGCTTCGGAAGGCTCTTACGAATTAGAAGACGGCACTACTATCGTAGTTGATGCGAACGGATTAGTTGCTGAAATAGTAACAGCGTCCGAAGAAGAAATGGACACAATTGAAGATGTTGCAGAAGTTATGGCAACTTTAAACACTAAAATTGAAAGTCAAGCAAAAGAAATTTCTGCTTTGAAAAAAGATTTTGAAAAGTTTCAAAAAGGATTAGCTCCTGAAAAGAAAAAATTCAACAAAACAAGCGACCAACCATTGTGGTTGAAAGCAACTAAAAACTAACTTTTAAAATTTAGAAAAAATGAAAAAAGATAAATTAGGCAAATTAATAGCACAAAAATTTAACGGTTGGGACGTAGCAACATTAAGCGACTATGTTGATGAACAATCTCCTGACATCATTCCTACACTAGTAAAAAATACTAGAACTGCGGAAATGATAACGATTCAAGAGGGAATCAAAGATTCTTGGAAAATCAAATTGTTAAACACAACTCTAACTCCTCAAGTAGGTGGCGACTGCGGTCGTAACCCTTTGGGCGGTGCTAAATTTACAGATAAAACTTTAACAGTTGATGAAATCAAATACAACATGGATTTTTGTAATAAAGATTTAATTGGTCATTGGACACAATTAGGACTTAAGGCAGGTACTATGATTGAGGGCGAGACACTTCCTTACGAAGACCAAATTATAGCCCACTTCGTTAAGCAAGTTCAAAACATCAACGAAAACCTTTTATGGCAAGGAGATAAGAATAGCTCTAATCCTTTGTTAAACAAAACAGACGGTTTTATTAAAAGAATGAAAGCGGACGGAGTTACTAATGTAAACACAGGAGGCATAACAGCTTACACAACTTCTAACATTACAGGCATCTTGTTTGATGTTAGAAACGCTTTATCTACTGAGGTTTTATCGGGCGACCATAAAATTTTCGTAGGATTTGAAGTTTTCGATTTGTATTGCCAAGCTCAAACAGTTGGTAATTTGTTTCACTTCAACCCTGAAAACAACAGGCTTCAAGTTAGATTACACGGTACTAACTCAATGATTGAAGCTGTACCTGGTCTTGATGGAACAAACGAAATATACGCAGGAACAAACAGTTTAATGTTTATGGGAACTGATTTGGAAAGCGACATGGATGACTTCTCAATTTTCTATTCAAAAGAAAGTGGTGGAAAAATTTATGTTGATATTGAATATCGTTTAGGTACTCAATTCGTTTACCCAACTCAATTCAAAAGATTTGAATTAGCTGCATCTTAATTAATTGAGGGAGTTTAATTACTCCCTCTTTTTTAACAACAATTTAAAAATTTAACAAAAATGTGTGAATTAACTACTGGTTATACAAAACCGAATTGCAGAAGTGTTGGAGGTGTTTTAAAATACATTTTTTACAACATTGCTAATAGAGCCTCTCTTACAGTTTCTAATAATGTTATCACAGCTATTTCGATGGATTCAGGCAAAGCAGCTTATCAACTATTGGTTGAAAGTGAATTGTCTAATGCTACGCAAACGGCTACATCAACAAGAGAAACTACATTTTTCGCTCAGGAGGCAGTTGTTTCTTTGACTGAACAAACGCAAGACACGGTTGACTT